TGCATCACTCATAGAATCTGCTGTGTTGTCTGCATCTGTAGTCCATTCTGCTGTAGATATTAAAAGCTCACAACCAACATTACCTGTATTCTCTACAAGTATTGCTTTAGGTGCTGACATTGTATCATTAGCTACATCTCTTGAATAATTAACCAAATCAATACCTGCATTTGAATTATCTACTTTAATAATCTTGTCAAATATTACAGAATAACTACCTGATAATTTTTTAAGATAGTCACCTTTTGCTGTTGTAATCTTTATTTCTTTTGAATAACCTGCCATAATTTTCTCCTATTGATAATGATATTTTACTAATAATTGTGCTGTAATGTCATTTGTATCACCTACATTTTCTACAAATGCTAATATAACTCTATCTGCTGCTGTATTTGCAGAATCTATTGTAAGAGTTGTTGTTGTTATCCTGTCATCTCCTGTAGTAAGTGTACTACCATTGTGAGCAAGTAATGTGCCATTTGATAAATCTCCTGCTCCACTTCCTGTACCTGTTGCCATTGCATAAGAAAATAAATGGAAATTTAAAACATCTGCTGCATCTGTTGAAGCTATCACTCTAACCTCATCTATTGTAATTGCCACAGGCACATACCATAAAACAGGTGTTATATTTTTAGCACCTGATGTTATAGTTAATGTGGTTGCAGGATCTGTTCCTGTGCCAAAACTAGCAGTTGATCCCCATTCTGATGCTAGGACAGAACTTAATCCTGACATAGAAACCATTGGGTGATGAGTGTCTGCTGTAGGACTAAAATCAAATATACCAAATTCTTTTATTTGTGTATTAGCATAGCTTTGTGTTGTTCCTACTTTAATTAAGCTATTGGTAGAATCAACTACAAATAAATCTGTTCCTGAAGAATTTTCTATTGTTACAGCAGATGTGCTATCACTTGATGGTGTTATTGTGACTTTATTACTACCTAATGTTAATGCTGTAGATTGCCCTAATCCATCTTTTATAGTTGTGCCATTAGCTGTCCTGCCACTACCACTATTGTCTGCTTGTAGTATGTCACCATATGTACTTGCTATTGTTTTATTTGTTAATGCCATTTATTCTCCTTAGAAATTTGTACCAAAAAATATTGAATTATCAGTTGTTACAGGTAAATCATAATCAATCACATAATAACAATGAGTAAATCTTGTTAATCCACCTGAGTGTGATGCTAAATCAATCCTCATCTGCAACCCATCTAAATCAGATTTAGTCCAAGCATTAGAGCCATCTGATGTTGTTCTTGTTGTATATGTCTGTGTTCTGTATGCAGCAGATGCAGCCTGTGTTCCTGATGATTCTGTATATAATGTGCTACCACCACTTATAATTCTTGTTGTCAATTCAAATGTCCTTCCTCTTCCATTATTACCTGCTCTAGTTACTGCTGTAACACTATTTATTGCACTATATGATTCTCCAAAATCTGCAAAACTTACAATACAACTAGACCCTGCTGAACTTGAGCTGAGTAAACTTGAATCACCTGTCATAAAACCTGTATGGTTATCATCTAAAAGAGCATACACATCAGAGCCTGTTGATAAAGTCCAATCATTAGATACATCTCCTGTTGGTAATAAATTAACAGTAGCCATTAAAACTGAAAATCCAATGTTGCAACACCATAAGCTATCTCATTGTCTGAATCCCAATAAAATGAAAGAATGTCAACATGATTAGCATCTGTTGTTAGTGTTGGAGCAGATCCACCTGCCCATACAACTGCTATCTCTCCATCTGCTGCACTTTCATCAAACTCTAATACCTTATAATTAGTGATTGTTCTGCTTCCTGTACCATCTTGCTTTACAAGTAATATAAAATTACCTGACATAGCAGGAAAATAAAGGTTTAAATTAGTTATATTCCCACTACCAAATGTTAAATTTTGTTTATTAGAAGCTCTAAAATCTACAGTTGTATTAAGTCCATAACTTGGCTCAAGCTGAGTAAACCCTACACTTGCATCAGAGAAAAAAACTTGATTACCATCATCTCCACTTTCAGTAAATCTCATTAAGGAATCGCCTCCAACTATAACCCTTGCATGGTCAGCAGAATGTTCAAATATATAAGTATCACCACCACCATCAAGATATAGTTTTTTAGCAGCAGTTACTGACACATCACCTACAGTAGTTAGATCACCATTATCTGCTAATGTTAACTTGGTTGCACCACCTACATTATCTGCTACATCAAATTTAAGTTTATCACTATCATCTCCATCATTACCTACTGACCATTGTACTAAGCTACCATTATAAAATTTTACTTGTGCATCATAATTAGTAGATGGCAAAAGATTGATTGTAGAATTATTGTCAGCACCACTACCATCTCCATCATATAATAATGAATATACAGACAGAGCTGTTGCCTTTAATCCAACACTTCCTGCTGTTGTTGTTGTTTCTATTTGAACACCATCAGACATATTTATTTCACTTGTAGAGCCACCAATACTTAAATCACCATTTATCTTTAAATCTTGATCTAATTCTAAAGATGAGTTTATTCTAATTTTATCAGTAGCTAATTCAATAGGGGTTGATGTTTCACCAATTTTTAATTGTCTTAAATTATTATCTAATTGGTTGTCTATTTTTATTTCCCTACTCATGCAACTCTATTTTTATCTGCCTTATTTTTCTTTAATTCAGCTATTTCTTTTTTTATCTCATCAATAGCTTTATCATTCTTATTAGGCTTATTAACATAGTCCAATATCTTCTTCATTCTTTTGCTTTTTGCAAATAAATGTTCCAACACAAATCCTAATATCTTAGCCTGTATCATTTCTTGTTATCTGACCTTAGACCTTTAATAAGACCTCTTAATGCACCACCTACTACATTATCTATTAAATCAATAAAATAAGGCTCTATAGTGCTATTCCATAGCTTCTTAGTTGCCCAAAACTTAGTTAAACCTGCTGTCATTAATATTCCTAGCTTTTCAAAACAGCCTTCTGTTACTGCACAAATCTTTTCATTAGGTATCTTTTTTAAGATCCATAATACTGCACCACCACCACCTGCACCTAAAGTCATTGTTAACCAATCCATAGTTATTTCTCCTTAATTAAATTTTCTAGTTCTATTACTTTTGACCTGAGTATGATATTGTCATTCTCTAGCCTTCTTATCTTTAAACCAAAACTATTTATCTTTACATCTACTTCTTGCCTTATCTGATTAAGCATTTTTCTATCTTTTATGCTAATCATTAATTGTCTTTCAAAAACTTTTCTAATTTACTTTTAAAGTTATTTCCACCATTTTTACTCATGAGCTTGGATATAATACTCACTAAACCTTCATAACTCTTTTCAATACCTTTCTGTTCTATCTGCATCTTCTTTTGTTGGTCTATCAGTTTAATTAATATTCCTTCTAATCTTTTAAACCTTTCCTCTAAATCCTCCATAAGTTCATCTTGAATAAACTTATTTTGCTTCCATATAAAGAATCCAAATGCAACTGCTACACATATTGGAATCCCATATTGTTCTAGGATTGTAAGAAAATCCATTATCTGTCAAGCAATCTATATATCTTAACACATATATAACAAAAAGTTGCCAACCCTACTAAAACTCTAACTGCTATAGGTAGAAATTCTACCCATGTAACAATTATTCCCCCTGCACCTGCTGTTGTTGTTCTTAAAGTATCTACCATTATAATCCTTCAGGAAGCACATAACACATTGTTGAAAAGGAGGAGTTAGACAACAATTTTAATAATTGTTTCATTTTTATTGGTTTTGTATGCTGACTTTGCATTATATGCTTCCAATTCTTTATCAATTTCATACCCCTTACAATCTGCATTTTGCAGATCAATTTTTATCCCATCTCTATTGCCATTCTCATAAAAGACATAGCAATTTTGACTTGCCCTCCCACTTAAATTTAATGCTTTTTCAGAGTAATCATTTGCACCTACCATACTTGAGCTTCTAGCATAATTATCTCCTACTCTAGCTGAATGAACATGACCAAATATTACATAATCTATATTTATACCTTTTATTGAATACCTACCAATAATTTGATTGATAGCCTTTTCTATTCCACCTTTTAACCCACCATGTCCATGTAACATCAATAAGTTCTGTCCTGCTACATTAACAACTACTTCACTTGGATCTCCTTCAATAAAGGTTATTTTAGTATCTCTAAATAAATATCTTAGGCAGTTATATATAGTAAAATCATAATTATCAGTAGCTACTACATCACTCCAACCTAACTCTTTATTTGCTCTACCTTCATTCCCAACTACACAAGCAACTGAAACATTAAAATCTTTGTTAAGGTCTAGTATTACTTGTTGCATAATGTCAACTGATAAGAAAGTAGCTTTTGCCCTATTTGTAGCCTGATTTAAGAGTTCATCTAACCTTCTATCAGAATTTAGTAAATCTCCTGTTAAAGCCACCACTATGCTCTTTATATTAGCCATTCTAAAGTATTTCTTAGCTTGACTAACAAAATATTGACATCTTTGTGCTGCAACCTTGAAATCATACTTGTTTCCTTTAATATCTACAAGCTCATTAAAGTGTACATCACTAAATTGGATCACTCCAACTGCTTTGCTAGTACCATTATGTTTCTTGGTTACTGTGTGTAATTTATAATTTTCAAAAAGCTGTTTTAATTCTTTGCTGTATTCTTCTACTGCATTTTCTACTCTTGCATATTCCCTAAAGGCTTTTCTTTCTACCCTATTTACATCTTGAGCCTTCTGCTTCTGTTTCTTGTATCTTACATTTTCTCTTACAAGTTCTAGTTCTTCTTCTGCTATTGGGAATACTGTTCTACTTCTACATCTTTTACATTTATATCTTTGCTTCCCATGCTCTATGCCACTTTTGTGAAGCTGAACACTAAAACAATTAGGACAGGTTAGTCTACCCTGCACTAGCCATTATATCAGATAGCTTCTTTGCTCTGTTTGGTGTTTGTTTTGCCCATCTGCTATCCAACATCTCCACACTTGCATCTTTGTAATCTTTTGTTTCAATATACATAAGTGTTTTCTTGAATTTCAGTAAGCCTGAAACACCCATTTGGTAAGCCATCTCAACTAATACATCATGCACTTCTACAGGCACAGTATATAAATAAGGAAGCCTATCACCTAACCTTTTAACAAGTTTGGCTATCTTCCTTTCTAAAATCATATCACAAATATCTTCATCAAGATCTAAATCTTTAATAGCAAAGCTATAACCAATAGTGTCATAACCTGCTGTGCATTTATACACTTGGGATCTAAAACCTTCTGATATTTTGATATTATCTATTAAAGACATTAATCAGATGAGCTTTCTCTATAAACCATAGCAACATCATTTGATGCTATTGTAACTGCACTCCATTTTCCATAGATTGTAGTGCCAACAGGAACTTCTATAGTTGAAAGAGAATCCCATATATCAGTATCAACTGAAGTAGCACTAACAGTAGCTGTACTATTTTTGGCATCATCAGTATCACCTGTAAGTATTGTTATAGCTACATAAATGTGTGAATTTACAGTTGCACCTGCTACATAATCTGCACCACCTGCACCTGTTAATATTCCTAAAGATTCTACAATAGGTCTGCTTCTAACATGAGCATTAGCCATTATTTATCTCCTTTTTTCTTTGAGGATTTCTTTTTTGGTTTTGGTGCTTCTTTTTTAATTTCATTTCCATCTTTATCACATTCTATAAATCTTTCTCTTAATGAATTGATATCATGGTTATCTCCTGCCTCTATAATAACACCATTTGTTTTTTTAAAATATATTGACATTAAATTTTCTCCTGTAAATAAAAGGGTGGCTTTTACACCACCCTTTAGATTATGATTTATGAAACATCTGATAGAATATAGACACCATAAGCATCTTTAACTTCAGTTTCACCCCAAAAGCCTGTGCAAACATAGTTCACAGCTCTTAGCATTTCATCTCTTTCTTCTCTAACTCTAAATAAGCCTTCAGCACCAACACCTAAGCCTATTGCTCCTGAAGAAAAAGCAAATCCTGCTGCATCTCCACCTGAAGATACATCTTCATCTATTTGGTCAGACCAATATACATTGAATCCTGCAATAGAGCCAACAAATCCAACTTGGAAGGCTTCATCACCTTTAGATCCCATTAATGACATTGGTTTAGCATTTGAGCCTGTTACAGCATCATCATGCAACAATGATATTAATCCTTTAGCACCCCACACCTGTTTAGGTGAAAGAACTAAATTATAAGGCATTGGAGCAGATGCAGCTTTTAACTGCCTCATAGAGCCAAATATATGAGATAATGCAAGAGCAGTACCTGCTCCACATTCTGTTTGTGAGAATCCTTTACCTAGTTCAACTAAGTCATCATCAAGTTTAGCTGCAACAGCATTACCTAAAGCAGTTCCTGCTTGACCTTTAATGTCATCACCTGAACCCATAAGAACTAAATCACTTACTGTAGATGCAATAACATGCTCTGAAATAGTAGCAGTTCTAGCTGCTGTTGTAATTGCAACTGCTGTAGTTGTAGTTGCCTGAGTAGCTGCTGTTACATTTCCTGATGTTAGTTTAGTCCAATCTGAGAAATTAACATGATTTGATCCCATAGCTGCTTGTTGAACAGTTACTAAGGGAAACATCACATTAACATGATTAAATGCGATAACTGCATCACCAATGGTTCTTCCTAGACCACCAGCAGCAGTACTTGTGTTTGTTAAAGCCATAGCTTCATCTCCTTACTATTTAATTAAAAAATTAACTTTTGTAAGGTTTCTTTAGCTTTCCTTCTCCCCAACCACCAAATACACCAATAGATTTAGAAGTAATAGACTTTCCTCTACTTTTTCTATCTGCCCTTTCTTCAATTTCATCTACATAAGTCATGTAGTCTATTTTCTGACCTCTATACTTAACATCACAATCTCCATCAGGCTTAACATCAACCTCAATGTCTTTGTTAGGGTCATAATCAACACCTAAAATCTTAGAATGGTCTTTTTTAATAGCCAATAGTTATGCCTTTAGTTGAATTTGTTTGATTAGCTTCTTTGTAACTCTTGGGATCTTTAGTTGCCCATTCTTCATAAGATTCATATCCACCAAAATCACCTTGTGGTTGTTGGCTACCTGCTCTACTTGTATTGGTTGGTAATGGGTTAGCTGTATTAGTAACCTTACCTACATACAACTCCAATTTTTCAAGTGATAAATCACCTGCAATAGATTTGTCAGAATCATCAGTTAATTGCTCCATAAGAGTATTTCTCTTATTTTCTTTATATTCACTCCATGCCTTAACATCTGTTTGAGCTTTTTCAAGTTTAAGGTTAGCTTCATCAAGAAGTGTCTTGTATTCACCCTGTTGTTCTAACTGCTTCTGCCTATTTGCTTCTTGGTCAGCCTTAATCTTGTCTAATTGAGCCTGTAATTCTTGATTTTGAGTTTTGTACTCATTCTTCTGAGTATTAACCTCATCAAATCTACTTTTAGGAATACCATCTAATACATTGTTTTGACTAGCTTCTGTGCTAGGTTGTTTAACCTGATTTGCTTCAGTTTGAGTTGTTTTATCTTCCATTTGTAACCTCTTTTGTGAGTAATTGATTAAAAATCTTTCACCATAATATATTTAAAAATATATTAAAGTCTACATTTATTTTAAAACAAAAAACCCCAAGCTGTTACACTCAGGGTTTTTCTTTGCTATTTTATTTGCCTGTTGATTATCTAATAAAGCATGAACCATTAGTATTTATAAGTCCATTAATAATTCTATTAGCATCATCTATGTCATTTTGAAGATTAGTTATGATATTTTGAACATCATCACAAGGCATAGCATTTTGTATTGCTCTACAAACTCTATCTATGTTTATGTCAATATGTAGAGTTCCATCATCAAAAAAAGAATCTGTAACTATACCTCTACTTCTAAGCATATTAATTTGTGTTGCACTTACATCAAAACATCTATTAATGCCTCTCCAAGTATCACTATCTCTATCCATTTGGTCTTGACTAAGCCATACTCTTATAGTATCTCCAGCATCACATAGTGCATTTACAAATCTATCTACTTGGTCGCTATCTGCAATATTAAACCCATCTAGCCTATTAGCATCATTGTCATCCCAACTAAAAATATTCATAAGAATATCTACTAATTGTCTGTTTCTTGTTATTCTGTTTATCTGTGTATTGTTCATTTTAAATCTCCTTGTTTATTTATTAACCTCTAACCTTCCATAATATAGCAAGGATTTATAATATGTGTCAAGCTTTTTTTATAACTTTTTTATGTTTTATAAGGAGAAAAGGATATAACTATTTCTTTCCAATAGTTATAGTTTGAGAGCCTTTAGGCATTACTTTCTTTAATTCTTTGTTGAATTCAGGCATTATTGCTTTCATTACAGGGTCAGGCATAGCTTTATTCTTGTCAGTTAGCACTCTACCATTCCTTCTTAGCCAATCTACTTTTTTAGCATGAGTTGTCCAGCCTATATAGACAGCATTGTCTTTAGGGTCTGCTTCTGCATTTGTGTCTAGCTGAAGGTCACCTCTTAGTACAGGTGCTACTGAGTTCTCATATCCACCTGAAACACTTGTTTTTTGTCCATTAATAGTTATCTTGCCACTACTTTTGGCTTTTTTATAACCTTGTGAGTATTGTTTAAATTTGTTATTATATACATCTTTGGGGTTACCTTTGTTGAATATGTGGTGCTTGTATTTGTTTTTTATATTCTCAGCAAATAGTTGCCAAAAGGCAAACCCAAATAAAGGTTTAGGTAGTTTAAATTCTTTGCCTGTTTTAGCCATTAGTTTAGCTTGTCTAGCTTGGCTTTAGCACCATCAGGGTCATGTCCAAATTTATCTTGTACAGATATTTCCCATTTATGTCTGCAATTATATCCACCACCTTCACTAAACACACCACCTCCAAACTTAGATTCTATCTCTGCCTCAGTTAATTCACCTGCTGACATCATCTCTAAGCACTCAGGTCTAGTTCTATCATCTAATGCTCCTATATAAACATATTTAGTATCAGAAGGCATTTTATCCATCATTAGCTTAGTAACATTTCTGCTATATTCATTCATTGATGTATTGATAAGTGTTTGTAGTTGTGGTTTGCTTAATGCTCCTTGACCTCTAACCTTTTCTAGTACAGCTTTTGAGGGTGAACCTGCTATAGCACCATTAATAACTTCTCTTTTAACTATCTGAGCCATATTATCTAATTGAGATAGCAATGAATCTCTGTTATATCTTACAAGTGTTTCTAGTGTTTCTTCTGATAAAGCAGCAAAGCCTTGAATTGATTGTAGCATACCTGAGTGAGATGCTTCAAATATAGAGATAGCATTTTCAGCTTTTGCCATAATAACACCCTCTACATTTAATCCTTCTATAAACTTAATAAATTCTTCTGCTGATTTGTTTCCCTTTAGTGCATAAAGTTCTGCAATAGTTTTTTCTTGCACCTCTAAGATAATTTCTGTAATGGTTTCTGAGTTAATTTCTATAAATAGTTGGTCTGACATTAATCCATCAACTCCCACTTAGTAAATCAGATACTGACTTTCTTGACTGCCAAAACTTGCATGACCAGTATCTTGCCTTTGTTTTGTCTGTAGGTTTGTTAGAGTCACATTTATGCCTTGCTCTAAAACTTCTTCTTTTTTCATCTGAGAATCTTTTAATAGATAAATTAGGGTCACCAAACATTACTTTCTTAACCTTATCACCATCTTTAACATACACTTGAAACTTCTTTCTGCCATATCCTGCTTGACCTTTAGTGATTCTAGTAGGTTTGTCTAGTGTTACTTTTCTGCCTTGATATTCAGCCATTATACAGGTCTAGTTAGTTGTGCCAGTAATGTATTTTCCTCCTCAACTTCCTCATCATCATCTGCTAAGTCTGCATCACTTCTTTCAAATAAATAATCTTCAGCAGTATCTCTATCAGGGAATCTATCAGGGTCTTTCTGCATTAATATATCTGCTCTATCTATAAGTCCATTAGATAACTCCCATTCCCACTTATCTCTCTGTTCTTGGTCAGATAATACTTCCATTGTTTCTTCAAAATCAACCTGCTCTAATTCACCTGCATCTTTACCCATATCAACTGCAATCATCAATCTTTCAAGTTCAAATATTTGTTTTTCTACTTGTCGCCATCTAATGACATCTGATATTCTACTATCAGTTAATTCTTGGTTTCTCAATTTTATGGCAATACCTGAAGCTGCTGCTTGTCCTTCAACAAAGCTAATATCTATATGGTAGTTCTGAGCTAACATCTTGTATGCTGTTGTGATTGATGTAGTTATTGAATCTACAGTATTAGGTGGTGTTACAATATTCATTTGCCCATCTACACCTAAAAAGCTAATCTTATCTGCACCAACTTCCATTGTGTCTTTTTCTATTTGACTACCATTTACATAGATATAACCAAATGACTGAAACATTATATTAGCATTTTTATTTGTTTCTGCAACATTAATCATTGTGTTTGTTTGTATTAAATCAGTAGAGGCATCTGTGTCCATATAGCTAGACTCAGGCTTCCCATCTCTCCAACACTCAACAAAAGGCAATACACCATATGGATTTATCATATCAGGGTTATCTTCATCTGTGTATATCTTACCATTCTCATCATAAGTAAATGTGTTGTCTTTATCCCAATACACATATAGCATTGCTGTATCATCAACTACTG